ATCAAACCTACTAGCATCCAAACCAACAGCCACTGGGTTGTGAAACATTCTCCACTTCTCATGAAGCACTCTACCACTGCGTGCAGCATTCATACCCTTGATTACAGTCGCATGACCAAAAAGCTTGGCCAACGAACGAAAAATCCTCTCTTCGAGCGGACGCAAAAACCGGCCCAGCTCGATATTGTACCTCGGCGACCTTGGGCTGATCACACGGGGCACAGGATCCGTCTTACGAGTAAAATCAGTTTTCTCGTACTTGACGAACACCTTCACCTCAGCATCTTTGGGAGAGAAGTTGGTCCTCAACAACTCCTCAAAAGCGGCCTCGTATAACTTACGCTTGCGGCCCCGGAATGTCTCGACAAAGTCTCGACGGCTCAACGGGACGGTCGTGGGCAAGTGTTTACGAAGCTCGATCATCGAACGCGCTAAGGCTCGATCGAAATGCCCCGGTAAAGGTGTGGGCGGGGGAACGAAGGTATTGCCCCTCTTGACATAGAATACTCGTTCCTTCACTGCCCGCTCCAACGTGTTAATGTCATTGTCAAATCCGAACAGAATCATTGGGGGAGATACCCCAGAGACACGTATCATCTGCCGGTGCTTCACCGGTCCCCATTTCTTTTGTACGCGCAAACTGGGGTGGTTGGGGGCCAAACTAGGTTTGCATCCCACCCCACGTACGGAAACGGGGCCCCCCTAAAGCTGGTCGCGGCGGGCTTGTAAAAGCCTCGGCCACCACCAGGAGGAGCGCGCTGTATTCGATGAGCGCTCATTCCAAGCCCTCGTCATATCCAACGCATTCATCATCCTTAGCTCAGGGGAATCGAGAAAGCTAGTGTACAGGGCGACATCAAGTATCTTCCCTGCATCCTTCGCTCTCACGTCGGGATTTGCAGACATAATATCGAACATGAACTTACGGGTGATCTTCATGTTCGCCTCCGACCTAGGCCGGGGACCGAACTTGAAATAGGCCTCATCAGCCAGGGCAAACGCCATTTTGACCCCATTCTGCGGACGATACCGCCGACGGACCCTACTGGTGTTCGCACCACTTGCTGGTGGTGGACCTACCCCGCGAACCATTCGATCGACCCCTACCACCTCATCAAGACAGGGCTGAACCGGGTTATCAAAGTGGGTTATGAATAATTTCGCTTTGTCCTCCCAAGGGGAGACAAAGAAAGATCTAACAAACTTGTAACATCTCCGCAGGACCCCGACCAAGCGGAACCGGGACCTGTAACCTGGTTCATATAAAGTCATATCCATGTTGAGATTCATTGGGTCTACCCCCTTTGGGGGTCGTCAACGATTCACTGAGTCGCACAGCCTCAAACCCAAGAGGGGTGGGACAGTCAAACTGTCAGAGGAGAG